TCATTGCTCAAGGCATTCTGGACAACGCAACGCTCACGCGTCAGCGCCTACTTCTGGCCGATCTCCTAGCCAACACCAACGCGCCGATCTCAATGAGCTGGAAGGTCAAGCGCATCGTCTCGGTGAACCGCACCGCCATCAACCTTGAACTGCGGAACCAGATGGATGGCCAGTTCTTCCAACTCCCAGGCCGTATGTTTATTCCACCCGAATTCCCACAGGTGAAACTGTCATGATTAAGGTCGACCATCTGGTTGGTATCCCGTTCGAACATGGGAAGGATGATTGTTACGAGATCCTTCGAAAGTTCTTCAAAGACAATTTTTCGCTTGAACTTACGAACTACGCGCGACCAGAGTTTTGGTGGCGGCATGGTCTCAACCTTTACATGGACAACTTCCATGCCGAGGGCTTCCGTGTTGCAGACATCAGCCTCTCGGACGTTCGCATCGGCGATGTGTTCTTGATGGCGATCCAGTCTGAGATGCCTTGCCACGCTGCGGTCTACGTCGGCGACGGCTGCATCCTTCATCACTACTACGGGCGCCTGAGCACGGTCGAAGCGTATCGCGGAATCTGGCGCGACACGACGACGGCCATCATTCGACACAAGGACGTACCAAAAGTGGTTGAGGCGGCGAAAACCGTTGACCTCATGAGTCTGCTACCCCAGAACCGTCAACGTAAGTACCGGGAAGCTCTCAATGCAACAGCTCCAGAGCAAGTATAACGACCAAGGTCCGGAGCGCTGCGGCTTCGTTCTCACTGATGGTGAGATCGTCGAGACCCCGAACGTAGCTGTAGACCCGATCAACGGGTTCATGATCGATCCCTTCCAGATCCTGGAACACGAAGAGCGCCTTACCGCAACATGGCACACGCACCCGAATGCGGATGCGAACCTCTCGGTTGACGACTTCATCATGTTTAAGAACTGGCCCGACCTTGATCACTACGTGATCGGCCGGGACGGCACCCGCAAATTCAAAGTCAACAAGGGAACAGTTGTTGAAGCGTAAGCTTTTCTTCCACGGCTATCTGAAGAATCTGGTGCCTGATGGGGTGGAGCTGAGCGGAAACACTGTTACCGAAATTCTGAACGGCCTTGCCAAGCAGGTGAAGGCCCTGCAGCCGTCACTCAAAGGCGGCAAGCATGTCATCCAAGTTGCGGGCTTCAGCAGCGTCGAGAGCCTCGTAAAGCCCCTCACGGATGACGTCACTGAGCTTCATCTTGTCCCGGCAATGCAGGGGGGCAAGGGCGGGTTCTTCAGGATTGTCATTGGCGCCATCATTCTGACAGCAGCAGTTCTCGCTGCTCCAGCCACAGGTGGCAGTTCACTTTTGGCTGCGTTCAACGCAGCGGGCTGGGTCTCTGCTGCAGCCATCTTCGGCACGACCCTCATCCTCGGCGGGCTGCTGGAGCTTGTCAGCCCCGCGCCGAAGATGGATTTGGACGGAAACGACGCTTCGAAATACCTCGGCGCCTCGACGAACACCACCAAGATCGGGACGCGAATCCCGCTCATGTACGGTGAGAATATGTGGCATGGCCACATCTTATCCTTCAACGTCAGCAGTGGCCTGACGAACCCTAATCCAAGTTCGGATTATATTTCATGGAACCCGTATGAAAGCCCTTAAGGCTAAGAGTAACGATGAGATCGTCCGTCAGTCGTATGCACAGCTTCAGGACGCTGATGCCGTCTACAGGCAGTTGAAGGGCCAGGGCGTTACCCGCGCTCAAGTCCGTAAGATCTGCGGCCTCGGCTCTTCGGGTTTTGACTTCGACGTGTCGGGGGTTGTGGACTCAGCGCTGCCCATCGGGGAAATCCATCGCCGCAAGATGATGGACTTTGAGCGCCTCAAGGCGAGCAGCCTGACCTCTGCTGTCCGCACGATCCGTGTGAAGTCGAATGACCCGATCGGCATCAGCTGGTTGGGCGACACTCATCTCGACAACGACGGCTGCAACATGAAGCGTGTCCTCTCGGACGCGAAGATCATCCGCGACACCAAGGGTCTCAAGGCCGTCTCGGTCGGCGATCACTTGGACTTGTGGATTGGCCGTCTCTTCAAGCTGTACGCCGAGGCCTCCACCAAACGCAGCGACGGCTTCCGCCTGTTGAGCGACTACATCGAGAACCAGATCGGCCTGGAGAACTGGCTCGCGCTCATCTTCGGCAACCACGACATCTGGGCGCACGATGGCATGCCGCCGTTGGAGTGGGCACAAAACCGTGGCGTCGTCGTCGGCAAGTACAACGTCCGTCTTCGCCTGCTCTTCCCGAACGGTCGCGAAGTCTACGTCTGGCTGCGCCATGACTTCCCGGGCAACAGCCAGTGGAACGACCTGCATGGTCTGACGAAGCAAGCTCTCATGGGCTCGCCGAACCACATCTACATTGCCGGCCACAAGCACACCTCGGGCTACCACACGGAATACAATGAGACGAACGGCATCTACTGGCATGCCATCCGCGTCGGCAGCTACAAGGAGATCGACGAGTACCCGGAAGAGCTGAACCTCAAAAACAAGAACACCTTCCAGGCGCCGGTCACCATCATCGACCCGCGTGCCACCAACGAGATGCAGCTGATCAAGTTCGAGCCTGACCTGGCCGACGGTGCTGACCGTCTGACCTGGATGCGTAAGCGGGCTGCGTAATGGGTTCGAAATCGCCCGTCCGTACACCCGACAATCTGCGCTCGAAGGATGAATTCGAACTGCTGATCGGGTTGAGTGAAGGTCCCATCCAAGGATTGGTGGATGGCGACAAGAGCTTTTACGTGGGCGAAACGCCGCTTCAGAACAGCGACGACTCATATAACTTCGAGCTATTCCAAACGCAGCTCTTCCCTGGTGACGCAGTCGCTGACCAGGTTGAGCCGCGTATGGGCGGGTTGTCCAACAACACGAACGTCGGCGTAACCCTCGCTCCCTCTACAGCTGTAACGCGTCAAACTGAATCCGGTGCCATCGACTTCATCGAAGTCCGGTTGGTCGTCAGCAGCCTGTATCTGGAAAACGACAACGGCATCTTCAACTCCACGGGCTCCTGGCGCATCGAGTACAAACCCTCGGACGCACCTGGAACTGACTGGGCAAAGTTCTTCGACCAGGACCTTACGATCACCGGCAAGACGACTTCGAACTATGCGGTAGAATACCGCCAGGCCGTGACGCGAATGGACTGCCCCTACGACATCCGCGTCACGCGTCTGACGGCAGCGAATTCTGGCGGCAACACTCTTGTCGTGAATTGGGAAAGCTTCCAGGAAGTCGACGCGACCAAACGCACCTACCACAACACGGCGCTCATGCTGGTGTCGGGCCAGGCCACGGATCAGCTCTCGTCGATCCCCGCGTTCAAAGGTTTGTATCGCGGTCTGAAGATCCGAGTGCCGACGAACTACAACCCGCTTCTTCGCACTTACACAGGGATCTGGGATGGCACCTTCCAGGTCGCTTGGACCGATAACCCGGCGTGGGTGCTCTACGACGTTGTGATGAATACCCGCTACGGCATCGCGTCGTACGAGACAGTGAACCTCGACAAGTACGATGTATATGAAGCCGGCCAGTGGTGCGACACACTCGTTGATGACGGCGCTGCTGGTCTCGAGCCGCGCTACACGTTCAACAGCGTGATCCAAGAAGCACGCAACGGCAAAGAGCTGGCGCGGTATATCGCTGGAACTTTCAACGCGGCAATCATCGACAACCTCGACGGCTCGATGGGGCTTCGCGTCGATAAGGATGATCCCGCCACGGCGCTGTTCACGCCTGAGAATGTCACCGACAATGGCTTCGAGTATTCTTATACGGATACAGCAAGCCGCTATAACGACCTGACCGTGTCGTTCATCAACCCTGACACCGACTGGTCGGAAGATCGTCGTCGCGTTCCTGACAACGCAGACATCGCCTTGAATGGTCGCATCCCGCTCGACTTCATTGCAGTGGGCTGCACCAAAGTCAGTGAAGCGATTCGTCGGGCTCAATACAAGCTACTGACGACCCTCACCGAAAAAGAGATGGTGAAGTTCAGCACGAACCGCCTCGGCATGTTCGTGAAGGAGTGGGACGTTATCCTGATCGCGGATCCCGATATGGGGTACGCCGTCACGGGCCGCATCAAGTCCATCAACGGTGGCCGCACCCATATCACACTTCGTGACCCGCTCTATCTCGAGACGGGCGTCGACTACAAGATCAAGGTCCAGTACGCCGAGGCCATCGTGGAGCGTGAGGTGCTCCCTGTTGCGACCGGCAACACGACGACGCTCGTGCTACCGACGCCCCTCCCAACCGGAATTCCGACCAGTGCCGTCTTCTCGCTCGAAGACCAGGCCGGGGGGTTGAACGGGTTGCCCAAGCCGTACCGCGTGGTCTCGATCACGGAATCCGACGGCAATCCTGATATGTTCGAGATCAGTGCGATTGAGATAAATCGCTTCAAGTTCGACGACGCTGACGGCCTCGACGAAATCGAAGCGCCGACCTATCGCCGCAACATGACCGCAAACATCGCGGCGCCCACGAACCTGACGTTCACCAACGTGAGCTTCACGGCGAACGATGGCACCTATCGCCCCCGCCTGCGTGTGGATTGGACGCCGCCTGTTGGCATGGTCAATATCTCCTACGAGGTCCAGTACCGCCTTGCGACGGACACAGCGTTTGAGAACACCATCATCATCCCTGACGGCACGACCTTCGCCGTTCTGACCGTGCTTGAAGACCGGGAAGACTGGACGGCTCGTGTCCGTGCCAAGAATTCCCTTGGCCTCTACAGCGATTGGCTTGAAGCAACGTCCGAAGATGAGATGCCCAACGACGCACCGCCGGGCGTCTGCACCAGCCTCACGGCCACGGGTGGGTTCAGGAACATCTCACTTCAGTGGGCGAACCCGTCTGACCTCGACCTGCGTGGCATCAAGATCTTCGTCAACACGGTCAACGATCCTGACACGGCAACGCTGCTCGCTGAAACAATGTCGACCTTCTTCGTCCACAGCGGTCTCGGCACGAGTGCCACGCGTTACTACTGGGTTCGTGCCGTCGATCGCTCCGGGAACATTGGTGATCTCAACAGCAACCTTGGCACCGGCGCCACCACGACGCAGCTTCTAGCTTCCGATGCTGTGGACGACTTCATCGACGA